AATATTTAGAGATGAAAAAGGTAAGATAGCATTTGGAAGAAAAGATATAGAATTAGGTATTAAAGAAAAAGGTTTAGTTAGAGAGCAGGGACAAAAATTAAAACTTAGAGACGAACAAGAATTAAAGTTAAACACTTTTAAAGCTGAAAAAGGAAACATGACTAAAGGACCGATGTATTTTTTTAGAAGATATATAGCAGCTCCCTATTCAGAAAAAGTTGGCATGCCCTTATGGGAAAAAATAAAAACAGGAGAAGGTGGATTAAGTTTTGGAGGGGCATTGTTAGGATATGCTCAACCTCTTACAACTACAACAAGTGAGGATACACCTATTACAACCAAGTTAGGAACTGCTTTTATGGGTGCTTTAGCAGGATATGTGGGAGGTAAATATGCATTAAGAACAAAGATGTCTACCATAAAATCATTAGGGGGACTTAGGGATGGGGTTTTTCAAAAACAAATAGGTCCTGAATCAGACAAAATTTTAATAGGTGATGAAACTCTTAGAGAGTTTTTAGGCAGGGGTTTTATAGATATGTTTGGTGTCCCTACTGAGGTGAAAGCCTTAAAAAATAATGCATTTGGATTTGCGAATCGTTTGCAAGGACAGTTTGAAGTACAGTTAAGAAATATGGAAAAATTATCACCATCAGAACTAGCAGTTGTTCATAACTTAATTGAGGGAGATATAACAGATGCTGCTGTAAAAAATAGAGCATTAAGTAAAGTAGCTAAAGATACTAAACTAATAATACAAGATATCAGCCAAAAGTTAGTAGACTATGGTTTTATAAGAGATGATGTCATGAAAAGAAATTTTAATAGCTATTTATCTAGGGTATATTTAGACCAAGATAGAATAGATATTAAAAGTATCAGTGACCAACTAAGACCTAGAGGGCATGTAGAGTTAGTATCTTATAAAGATTATTTAAAATCATATCAATTTGAAAAAGCATACAGTGATGGTAGAAAAAAAATTATGGTCAGGGGTGGAAAAGATGAACCAGAATTTGTACCCCACAGAGGTTGGGAACTTCCTCCTGGAGTTACATTAAAAGATTTAAAAAGTAAAAAAGGAATAGAAATATTAAAGGCTAAAGGTCTGATAGGGGAAGACGATTCTATATCAATTAGATGGGAAATGCTTAAACCTGAAAGATTAATGAAAGGTGAAATAGAAGATGCATCTTATGCTATTAATCAAACAATGAGAATGATGACTGGGGCATTAGGCCAAGCAAAATTTTATAACGACATGGCAGTAAACTATGCTATTAAAAAAAATGATAAGCTGTATAGGGGATTAAGTGAAAAATCAATGAATGATAAAAACTTATTTAAGTTGCCTCTAACTAAATTAGACCCTGGAAATCCTAACTCGCCTTTAAGATATGGTAATCTAGCAGGTAAGTATGTACCTAAAGAAGTATTTGTAAACGTAGTTCAATATCAAAAAACATTAGAAACAAAGCAAGGTGCTTTTTATAAAACATATAATACTTTAAATCAAATGTGGAAAGCAAGTAAAACTGCTTGGAATCCTACTGTCCATGTTAATAATGTTTTTGGTAATGTGTTCTTTACAGATATGGCGGATGTTGATTTTAAAAATCTACCTCTAGCTGCAAGAATGTTAGCTAATCATAACAACTTAGATAAGGCTTATCAATCTAAAATAATTAGAATGGCAAAAGAACATGGTGTTTTTGATGCAGGTTTTGTAGATAAAGAATTAAGAAACATAGATAAGACAGGACTTACATCCATATATAAATATAATTTTAATAAAAATGAATGGGAAAATAGTGTAGGCATAGCTGAAAGAACATTTGGATATGTTAGAAATAATAAATTTACTGGAACACTAAATGAATTTTATAGAATAGAAGACCATATATTCAGATTAAATGCTTTTATAGATAGACTCCAAAAAGGATACACCGCCGATGAAGCAGCTATGTTTTCTCGTAAACATTTTATAGACTATGATATAGACGCACCTTTTATAAATTCATTAAGAAGAAGTGCAACTCCATTTTTAGCATTTTCATATAGGGCAGTTCCAGTTCTTGCTGAAACAGCGGTAGTCAGACCTTGGAAATATGCAAAGTATGGAGCTATGGGATACCTACTAAATAAAGCAGGTGAAAAATTTGGTGGTGGTGACGCAGATAGAGAAAGAGCCTTAATAGATGGCGATACTTATAAAGGTGGAAATCTTTTAGGAATACCATTCATGCCTTATAAAAATATAAAATTACCATTTCAGACAAAGGATGGTCAATCTAAATATATGTTTATTGAAAGATATTTTCCTGGTGGCGATGTATTAGAATTAGGAAATGGAGCATTGCCTGCACTACCTGCCCCTCTACAACCTAGTTTTGGAGTAGCAGGCTCAATTGGTCAAGCACTTTTTGGATATGATTTTTTTACTAAAGAAACAATAAAAGGAAAGGGTGTTAGTTCTGTAGACGATATTAATGTAATGTTTAAATATTTAAGCAGACAACTAATTCCTAACTTCCCGTTTGTACCTGGCTCATTTTCTACAGAGAGAATAAATAAAGCTACATTTGAAAGTAAGTCTGCATACAGAGAAGATGAAAATGAAATAACTGCTATTTTAAACTCTGTTGGTTTTAAAATTAATAATGTTTCAGTTACAAAATTAAAAAGAAGTGAATCAATGAGACTAAATAAAAAATTAAAAGTTATAAAAGCAGATATAAAAGATTTAGTAAGACAACTAAAGGAAGGAAGAATAACTAAGCAGGAGTATGATGGAAAAAGACAAGATAAAATAGAACAGATGAAAGATTTAGCATTAAATTCTAGATTAAGATTAGAGGGATTTGACCCTGCTCTAGTTAGAGAACCCCAGTTTATACTAGATATACTGGCCCAATACGGGATTATAGATAAAGAATACGCAGATACAAGATATAAATATTTAAGATAGGAGTAAATATGTTTAATATGTTAATAGGCCCCATTGCTAATATAGTAGGGGATACAGTTAAAGGATTTGTAGCAACTAAGAAAGCTAAAGCAGAGTTAGCTGTTACTGAAATTAAAGCAGCCAAAGCTTTGAAAGAACAACAGATAGCGGGAAAAATTTCATGGGAAGCTAGTGCCGTTGACCAAATGAAAGGGTCGTGGAAAGACGAACTAATTTTAATATGTTTGTTAGCACCTGCGGTGGCAGTATTCTTTCCAGGAATGACAGACCACATTCATGCAGGATTTATTGCACTACAATCACTGCCCGATTATTATAAGCATCTATTATACATAGCATGTTCTGCTAGTTTTGGTATCAAGGGTGCAAAGGGTGCAATGGGTTTAGTTAAAAAGAAATAGGAGTATAGTATGGTAGATGTAATTAAAAAAGAACTAATGGATAGAGTTAAGGAACATGAAGGATATAGGCTAGACCCCTACTTCTGCACAGAAGGATTCTTAACAGGGGGCTATGGTCATAAAATTTTAGAGGGAGAAGTAGTACCTACAACCAAAGAAGGTTGGGACTTACTATTTGAAAAGGATTTTAATAAAGCATGGGATAGTATGAAAGAACTATGTAGTGAAAATGAATTAGACATCCACATAAAAGCACAAGGAATATTATGTGAAATGATTTTTCAAATGGGTGCTAATGGTGTATCTAAATTTAAGAACATGCTACTTGCATTAAGGAATAAATCGTACACTGTCGCAGCAAAAGAGATGCTCGATAGTCGTTGGGCAAAGCAAACCCCCAATCGTGCTAAAGAGTTATCTTCTCGAATGGAAGAACTAACTAGTTAACTTATCTAATAATTGTTGGGTTGTTTTGTAAGAATGGGAATACTCATTCTTTAAATGTACTACTACTGCTTTTAGTATATGAGGTAGAGGTATTAAGAGTTTTTTATCATGAGAGTAGGGTTCGTTTGTACCATACTTCTTTTTAAATACTTCTATTAAATCTTTAGTATTTAAAGTCTCTTCATCCCAATAAAAATTCCCATCAACTCTGGAATAGGAAACTTTACAACTATATAACTGAAAACCATCGTTACTTTTTAATGAAGTTTGGTGAGATGTTGTCATTGATTTCTGTCAATCCTGCTAATAAATTAATATATTTTTGCACTTCAATAAAAGGCTTGTTAGCTAAGTATTGTAGTAGAGTATTCCTCTGCTCTTCACTTAGTACATAGTTTTTTTGTTGAGGTGCTTCGTTATTTTTGGTCATGTATTTCTCCTGCTATTGCAATGTATGCAGCACCATCAGTATAACTATCGGCACTACTTCCCGTTGTTGTCCTGGCTATCTTTAGTATAGCCATCATCATAGCCACTTGCTCTGCATTGATTTCACAATCAGTATAAGCAGACCACATCGTAGCTATCTTATCATGGAGTATCTTCTTATCTCCATAAGCTTTTGCTCTGTCACCAGAAACTAATTTAGATGCACTCTTCAGTATGTCTTCAGTTTTCATTTCTATTCTCCATATAATTATTATAATCAATTAACTTAATAATAGGAACTAAGTATCCCCAAGAGGTATTGTTATCTCCCCCAGGAACACTGTTAAACTTATTGTTATCAATTATATATATTAAATCTTTTGTTTTTAAGGTTATGTTAAAACAAAATCTATCCCCGCTATAAAAGTTTATAGTCCACCACTCTGCTTGAGTCTTTCGTATACCACTTTCTTTACCTCTACTTTGATATTCGCAATAGTGGTTGCCTGTCTTAATCCACTTATCTCTTTCAGACTTTACCTCTGTTTTCTCACCTTCTTGTATTTCCCCTACTACTACTTCACCTTGCTTACCCCACTCTAGGTCATGTTTAAAATTAGAATTATGTTTCATAGTTCTCCTAGTTCAGATTTTTTAAATCTAAATATTTTGTTAAGTCTACTATATTACTTTCATCATCTTCTTTTATAAACTCTGTTGCGTCAGACATATCAATAGCATCTAACTTAGCAGATATCTCTATACCCCTTTCATAAAAAGGGTCAGGGTCTTCTAGCAAAAGCTGTGCTGCTCCCAGTGCCACTAGCTTACACATTTCTTTTTCAGGAGTATCTGCATTATAATCAGTAGTTAAACCAACAGCAAACTTACCTTTCTTGTAAGGTTTTAATAATATTACTATTCCGTCATTTATATTTTGTGTTTTTTTTGTCATTGTTTTTTCCTCTGTCGGCTACATGAGTATACCAATAATATCTAGGACTTTTAGAACGAGGCCTACCTTCATCATCAAAAACTTGTTGAGGTAAGTGTTGTATCTTATCTCCCCAACAATCTTGCTTGAAAGAACAGAACCCGCAGACACTACTCAACACTCTATTACCTGTTAGTTTACTTCTATACTTTTCTTCTACATCATCGAAACACCTTTCAAAAGGTTTGTTTTCCATCAAAGCTTTAATATTATCATCGGCTAACTTCAAAGCTTCTTTTCTATGTTTAGCATCACTACTTGGTGCTGATACTATACACATCTCCCCTGTTGATTTATTAACTACAATCCAACCTCCAAACTTTTTATTCTCTGCATCTGCATAGAGATATCCTTGAGACTTATATCCAAAGACATCCTTATCTACAACTGCTTCAAATCCCATAGCAAACTTATTCTTGTATGCCCAATCACTAGCTGATTTAATATCATAAATTTTACCACCAATCTCTACATCATAAGTACCTGTAAGACCTGTCTCAAAGTATTTACTTTTTCTAGTGACTTGTTTTTGTTCACTATCTACTAAAGTTCCAGAAGCTTTTAATAACAACATTGTCAATGCTTCTATCATATCCCCAAATAAAAATCTTAGTTTATTATTGTAAGGCATGGGTTCTTTTTTGGCCCCTGCTTTTTCCATTTGTAATTGACAGAGAGGTTTACCGATACCTGACATCCTAATTCTAAAGGAGGTATCTCTTTTTTCTTTGAATTGTTTTCGGATTGCTTTCTTACAGTCTTCTCCAAACTGTTCTATAAGTTCTTCGCTTATAGGCACAGGCGATTTCTCAGCCTGTACCAATAAATGTTTTATTTTATCTAGTATTTCTTCTGTCAAGCTTTAGTGACTTTAGATACTAAGGTACTTTCATCAGCATACTTTTTTAAATGAGCATGGTATTTTTCCATAACTTGCTCATTCTTAGCTTCAATATCATTCTTGAATAATTGATAGGCTCTACCATCATCACTATCTTCTAGAAGATTAGCAGGTATATCAAGAGATGTTATCTTACCTATCTTTAAATTATAAAATGTATTACCGCCAACAGTCTTCTCCTCTGTATTTAATGCTACAGAATTAGACCACAGTATTCCTTTATTTGATAATAAAGAATCTAAGTTGCTCATAACAATAGCATTACCTCCTGCATATTTTAATTGAACAGGATATTCTTTCAGAGTAATCTTATCACCCTTTGAGTTTTCACCTTTAATATCCATCAAGCCATACATAATTCTATAAAACTTTGTACTCTCTGCCCTTACCTTTTGGTCAGGCGTTAAGTCTGCTCTATTTTTTGTAGTGACATATCCACATTTTGTAGTGCCTAAGGTATCAAAAGCTTCTTCTCCAAATGCAACTAAGATAGACTCAGCAGAAAAAGTTTTCTCTTTATTATCCCATGTCATGTACTGTTGTCTTTTCATGAATGGTCTAAAAGATATTGAAGGTGCATAGACAAATTGTTCTGTATCCTTATCCCAAACATTGTAGCTACCAAGATGTTGGGTAATTTTATCATCATTATTTTTGTCTTTGTGATTGTTTGTTATTCGCAGATTAACAATGTATGAGGGTGTACTTTTCGTACCCATACCTGCCTCTGCTCTTATTTGTTCTTCGGACATGTCTCCAAAGATTGTTTTTTCAGTCATGTATATATACTCCTATATTTGTTTTAGGTCTAACCAATTATGCCCCTTTTTTATTTCATAGTCAAGGGGAATATTAAAATCTATGTCGTATCTTTTATTAATAGATTGTGTGATACCATCACAAGCCTTCTTTAGTTTAGTTATGACATGGTCTACCTCCGATGAATGTGCATCTATAATAATAGAATCATGCACAGTGTTAATTAATCTACTTCTCATTCCTTTTACTGCATTGTAAATATCAATACAAGCTGCGGGAACTATATCACCTGTTGCAAATCCTTGAACAGGATAATTTCTAACTTGAGTATAATAATTAGAGCCACCCATGATGTCTCTTTCAATACCCTCAAAGTAATACTCTCTACCACTAGGCAACTTTATAAAGCTAGTATTAATAGCTATATCCTCTAATTTTTTCTGCCAAGCGACAATACCTTTGTATTTAATTTTAAAGAATTTATAATACTTTTTAGCTTCATCTGTACCTGACATACCACCATACAATGGTTTAAACGTATGTGCCTTTGCATCTTGTCTTATACAACCAATAACATTGGCAGTATTTTGATGCACATCTACACCTTCTAAAATATCTGAGATAGCTTGAGAATCCTGGGATAGAAAAGCAGCAACTC